CCTGGTCCACCAATTCTTCCAATCCGTCCAGAGAATAGCAATCTAAATTCACGGGTATAACAATTTCATCCGCTGCCACAAGGGCGTTTATTACATTCATGCCTAAATCCGGGGCGTTGTCTATGATGCAGTAATCATAATTTCCAAATGGCGGCGTATTTTTTAATTCTTCAAATGCCCGGCGGTATCTGTCATGTTGTGGCGTTTCCGTGTCCGCCTTAATCTCTAATTCCGCCAACTCCATAAAATAATTGCATGGTACAATGTCCAAATTCTCAATTTTCGTGTGTCTTATTGTGTTTCCCCGGAATGTGGCTCTTTTTAATACTGCTGCCGCCGGGGCTTCTGTGTCCCCCAGGTATTGATTAAATAAGCGGCTTGCGTTTCCTTGCTTGTCATTGTCGAACAAAAGGACTTTTCCCGGCTCAACTGCTCCACGCTTTGATTTAAACCCGGTTGCTAATAACTCCGCCATGCTGACCGCCGTTGTAGTCTTGGCACATCCGCCCTTTAGGTTTAGTGTGCAAATAATTTTCATGCTTTGTTCCCTCGCTTTCTTTTTTGTGGCTTGCCGGTAAGATTTACACATTACCCGGACTTTTCCGCCCACAACAGGATTTAGGTTCAGATCAATCCTCATTGGTTTGACCTCCCCAATACTGATCCACCAGTCTATGGGCCATTTCCTTACCCATAGCCCAAACCCATTCTTTACGGGCTTGCTTGGCTTCAGCTTCCTTTTCGGCCTGTTCCGCCACATAATCCCGGTTCAGGGTGTCGGGGTAGTAATAGCGGATAATAGGGGTTCCGCCATCTACATTGCCAATGGTCAGCTTGATCCGGCCATTGTGGTTGAACCAGTCATTTTCACATCTGATTTCCAGCCCTTCAGGGCCGGTGGAAGCCTTGAAGATTGCCACATCAGACGGGGTGGCTTCCTGCTTGATGTTCAACCGGGGTTGAATCCGGCTGATCAGCTCCCATGCCTTTCGCTTGGTCAGTTTCACATTCATTGAGTATCCCTCCCATCACAGAACCTTAAAGGTAACTTCATGGCCGGGATTTTCAGCAATCAACTTGGCCTTCAGATCATCCACCATCATGTTGTTATCAAGGGCCGCTTGAACAACATCCACCAGTTTCTTCCCATCAAGGAAGGCCCACACGGTTTTCCTCTTTTTTCTCATTTAGATTTCCTCCTGAAATTCACAATCACAATCCGCACAGATTACATGAACTTCTTTGGTGGCTCGGATAATGGCCCCACAACAGGGACAAACATACTTCCGGGAACTTGATCCCCCCCCCTTGCTGGAACCCTTTAGGCCAATGGGCCGGGGCCGTACAAGGGTGAACCCCTGTTTTCCAAGGCTCTGAACAAATTCAAGGGCTTCCGGGGAAAGGGCTGTTTTGTGCCAGCCGTACTTCTCGCCTTTCTCCACGGTCAGGCCGTGGGCTTCAGCGGTTTCCTTAAACTTCTTGTTGTGGTAGGTGCCAGATCGTGAAGTGTCCTGAACACCGTCTTGAAGGTTTTGAAGATGAACCATTTCATGGATCAGGGTTCCACAGGTTTCTTCAAAGGGCCGGTTCAGGTATTCGGCGCACAGATTGATTTCATAGTGGCCTTCATCTTCCCCGGCCTTCCAAGCCTTCCAGCCAGTACACCAGCCATAGGCCCCACGGGTATGATCCGGGGAAACGGTGATCACGGGCTTTTCCAGCTTGTCAGCAAAGAACCGGGCGTTGAACTTTGAAAATAAGTTTTCAAGTTCTTCAATGACCGGCTTCAGGCTTACTTCATTCATTGATGTTCTTCCTTTCTTATGAGCACTTATAGTGCTCAATCGGGGTATAAAAAAGCTCCTGCACCGTCTTACCAAAAAAGTTGGCAATCCGAATTTTGACTTCATCACGGGGAACTCTTTCATCCCGTTCATACATGGCCCAAGAAGATTTCGTAATACCAAGAATGGCGGCAATTTCTTCTTGGGTTCGATCCCCACGCAGTTTGCGAAGAATCATTCCCGTGGTTTCCTTCTGGATCATGTTCTCACTCCCTTTCTTGTTTTCGTGCACCTTTTGTGCTCGTCTGCTATTATAGTACACCCAATGTGCTCAAATGTCAAGTTGAATCGAACACTAAAAGTGCATAAAATAAAAAGGCACAATTTGTGCACTATGCTGGATTGACCTTGTGCACCAATTGTGTATAATATAAATGAAAGGGGTGTTACTAATGGCAAAGTTCAATGAGCGTTTGAAACTTTTACGCCGGGAATCCGGTTTATCTCAACAGGATTTTGCAAAGCAACTCGGAACTTCTAAAAGTAGCGTCAATATGTATGAGCGTGGAGAAAGAGAACCCGGTATAGAAACCCTTGAAGCCATTGCTGATTACTTCAATGTTGATATGGATTATTTACTTGGTAAATCGGATCATAGAAGTAAATCGGCATGGTTAGAAGATATTGATAATTCCATTGATCTTGATATTCTACGATCCCAAGTAAAGTTTGAAAATTTGTTCCCGATTGAAAGAAAAAGATACCCTTTGATTGGAACAATCGCTTGTGGGAAACCCATCACCGCCAATGAAGAAAAAGAATTGTATGTAGAAGCCGGGGCGGAAATTGAAGCTGATTTTTGCTTACGGGCAAAAGGTGATAGCATGATCCGGGCCAGAATTTATGATGGTGATATTGTATTTATCCGAAAACAAAGCATGGTTGACAATGGTGAAATTGCCGCCGTGGTCATTGATGATGAAGCAACTCTGAAGCGGGTCAACTACTATCCAGAAAAAAACTTACTAATCTTGAAGGCTGAAAATCCTGATTATGAAGATCTGGTCTATACCGGGGAACAACTGGATCATATAATTATTCTGGGGAAGGCAGTTGCTTTCCAAAGTGATGTTAGATAAAGGAGATAAATATGAAAAAGAAAATTGGTTTAGTTGTGGCAATTATTTTTATAGGGGCTTTAGCTTTTGGTATTTCAAGGGTAGTTCAAAACCCTGAACAATATCAAAAAACTGATCCAAACATCGAAGCTATTATGAATTCCTGTGAAGTTACTGAAGCACAGGCCGAAACCATTTGGGGTATCCTTCAGGAATGTGGTGTTGGCAGTATTGAAATTATTTCCCGTGACACTATGCTTGATGGACTTTATAACACGGATGATATTGGATATAGGATTAGAACAGAAGATGGGAATAATCCTGTACTTTATCTAAATGGCGCTGGGGAAGTTTCACAAATACGATGGGCAAATCAAACACTTTATCCGAAGTCCTAAATTAGAACAGATAGAACACATCTTTTTCCCATTCTCTTTTAATGTTACTTTCTTATATTTTTTTTTACTTTTTAAGTTTAAGTAATATAACATCTGTTCTATCTGTTCTATTAGATAAATACCAGATAGGATAAAGGTTTTTGATAGAACAGATCGTAACAGAAGGCAAAAAAAAAGACCGCCCCCGGTGGTGGCACACCGGAAGCGGTCAGGCGAAACAAAACCCGTTTGAAGTT